TCACCAACAACAGCAACCGCTGCGCCAGACAGAACAGAGGCAATCCCTGCTGTCTGAATCCAGCAATAGTAGCTGGCAGTGACTGGTATGGTGGTAACACCAAGTGCGCCTGTCGTCATAGTGCCGTCACCGTCGATAATCTTTACATCCGTATACGGATTGTAGGCAAGCCCGAACAAAGAAGCGGTAGTCAATGCTGTTCGGAACCCACCTGGGTCTGCAACAGTGACAGTGAGGCCAGTTGCGCCTGAGACTGCTGTGTTGCTGGCGATACGATAGACCTCACCCTGACCGGGGCCATCATTGAAGATGATGTACCCGTCCTGGTACTGGTTCTTCGTAACGGTGAGTGACGTTCCGCTGGTAACAGTAAGCGCACCAACGGAAGTCGCAGTTGCCGCAACATCCATGTCGTGCGCTGCAACCGCTGCGATACCATCGACGATCTGTCCAGCGGTGGTGATCGCTGCCGAACTGTTCTTGGCATAGTAGAACACTCTGCCGTCCGGCGTGACTCCGCGAGTTCCGAGGGAAAGGTTACCTATAGCAGTAGCGCTTTCCTTCTTCTCGTCGCCGTAATCAAGGTTAACTGTACGTGGAAATGCCATTTTTGTTTTCCTCCAAAAAGATTATTAGATTTGCCTCGCCTAATAATTTACGCAGGGGATGTTGCGTCGGCATAGAGTGTGACAATCCACGATGCCAAGTACTCACCGACGGCGTACTCGCCGACGACGTTGAGTTCTGTGGCTCGCATGGACTCGTCGCGCTCAGGGCTGACGTCCCATTCCTTCGCAGTAACAAGAACCAGACCGCCACCTGTACCGGCAGCAAAGACTGCGCCCTTGGCGTCGTCTGAACTGTCGATGGAGATGTTGCCTGACTCATAGACATTCATACCGAAGATGCGACCAATGGTGTAGTTCCGCAGGGTTTCATCTGCAAGGCTTCCACCACCCACACCTGTCTCGCCCGCTTGGGCCAAGGTCGGTGTGAATACATCTACCAAGTCGAGAAGCACAAATGGGTGATGCACCGCTACATACGGCTTCGGTGCGGGACCACCATTGGCGAGTGATACGCCACTGAGATCTGCCCATGCTGCGGCAAACATACCCAAGGTGGCTGCTGCACCTGCGGAACCCATTGTGTTTGTGCCATCATCAAACTGACCAGCCAAGTCCTGCTCACGCTTGGAAACCATTGCGTCACCAAGGATTCGGCCCGCTGCCCGAATGACGTCCTCTTGGTTGTCTCGGACAAGCTTGTCAGTAACGACGATCTGTGCGCCCACCTCTGATGGGGTGAACTGCACGTTTGTGTCTGCCATCGCCTGGGGATTCACCATGTCGATTCCCTCAGAGAGTGCGTTGGCAGTAACTGTCCCAAAGTAGGGGATGTTTACGGTCGTCCCGCTGTGGAGGTCTTTGTTGATTCTCCACGCTAGGCTGGAGATAACTTCCTTAAACTGCTCCGTATATCGAGCTTCCTCGATAATCGTTGGAATGGTATCTCCAAGAACACTCGTTGTGTTAATAGCCATCTATTTCCTCCAGTTGCCTACAGCCCCCTCGCTTTCCGCGCTGCCATGTAGGCTTCCCGGTTCGCTTGCGGGTCTTTGTTATAGGCATCTCGTATTTCTTCATAAGATTTTCCGACACCTGCGCCCGTCCCACCTGACGTCATTGTTTGTGGCGCCTCAGGGTGAACGCTTTGTGTCTCGGTTCCCCTGGCTCCCAACTGCCACCGAAGAACCCTGACTTCCATGTCTGCTGGAGTCATTGCTCCCTGTAGCACATCATCAGGAACATTCGGATGATCTTTGAGTAAACGCCATTTGGCATTTTCAAGTTCAAGCGCTGCAACCCGATCCTGACTTTGCTTACGCTCGTCTTCACGGATGGCTTCTATCTCCCACCGCTTGTACTCTTCTGAGTCTTCGCCGAGTTCGATAGCTTTCTTTGCAGCGTCCCGCTCTCGCGTGAGCTCTCCCTCTCGCCTGCTGGCGTTTGACTTAAACTCAGCGAATTGCTTCTGCAATTGTGCGAGCTGTTCATTGCTCTTCGCCAAGTCTGCTGCCGTTATCCCTTCTTGCACTGGCGCTTGCGGTGCATTTGCTCCCCCGCTGACCTCGGTGCTTGGGACAGATTCTGGACTAACCATTTTTCCTCCGATTCGTCTGGTTGCTCTCCCTCATTTCTGAGGTGCGACCAGGGTCTTTGGATTTCAACCTGTTAGGAAAACACAAAAGCCGCCCAAGGAACCTGTTAAAGGTTTCTTAAAGCGGCTTGCATGAAGCCTAACTATTCAGTTGTACGGTAATCAAACCACAGGGATCAATGCCCTGTCAACATTTGTGCGTTTTGCCCGCGATAACACAGTGACTTCCATCCTGCATGTTTTGCAATAAGACTGAACGCTGCTCCCCGGCCCAAGGGTGGCTCGGGTGAGGAGGCGGCTACATGATGGACAACGCACTTCTATCATAAAAAATCAATCACCTGTTAATATATGTATCGCAATGCCTCTTCGCTTACAACATTGTCTGCAAACTGCCAGAACACCATTGTCCCGTCGAGTTGAGGGTTGTCTTCCCGTAATGCCATTTTGGCTTGGCGAAGCTCTATTTCCATTCGCCGGTAGGCGGGGTCTTGCTTCAATCGCTTGGCTTCACGGATATCCCTTCTGTTATTGGCTTGCTGCAACCGCCTAAAAATTGCCCTTACAGCGGGATGCCTTCGCAGATATTGTTTTCTCAAGTCCCAGTATGGCCTGAGTATTTCACGGTCACGCATCCAACGCTTCCAGAGCGGTGGGGTTTCCTTGCTTAAACGAAACTCACGTTCGATCGCATCAACAACTTCATTCCCAAATTGTATGCGTAATGCACGTTCTTCGCGATTAGCTTTTTCATAATCATAGTTATCGTATTCGTCCATAAGGTCGGGGTTCCCGACTAAGTTTCGCAGATAGATTGACCGCACAATATCTTCCATCGGGATGAACTTCTTATCAGCGTTTTGCTTTCTGAAAAAGGCTATCGCTTCCTCGTTTGCGCCTTCCTCATCATATATACGAGCCATCGTTGTGCCATAATCGCGGTTCACTTCATTCCGCATATCGTCAAGGAAATCTTTGGGACCGCTTCTGCCATCGTCGAATTCCTTTTGCCGTTTCTGCGCTCCAATTTCCCAAGTGACTCGGGCATCCTCGATCTCGTGCATAAATTCATTTACTGCTTCATTCCCAAACTTTGCCTTGCGACGTTCCTTTACCCGTTCACTGAGCTTCTCAAACTCCCTCATCTTATCTTCAGGAAGCCCCGTATATTCACCACGTTCTATCTTGTTGCGTTGCGAGAGTGACAATATGCCCCATTCGGGCTTGTCGAGGTGTTCGTCTTCCATTCGTTTCTTCTGATCAGGCGTGAGGTTTGTAACATATGCTGCCAGTTCGTCGCGTACATCATCTAATTGCGTTTCGGGCAGTTCCGGGTACGTTCTCATTCCAACAATTTCAGCGGGAAGTGCAGCGATCCCCGGCCTCGGGTCGTCATTAATAAACGACTCTAGGTAGAACGGCATAAACCGTGGAAGAATCCCGTCTTTAATTACCTCGCCAGGTGACCGTACTGGTTCTCCAATAAACGTCTCTCCGCTCATTATGTCCCACAGGGACGACGTCACTGGTGCAGTCTGACCACGGAAGAACTGTTGGGCATATCTTCCCTGATTATCCGGGTCTGTTGCCATCTTCACTAAATACCGCATCATGGAATATGGCTTCCCTCCAAGGCCGATATGCTGCCCTCCAATCATTACGGTCATAAACTCTCCACCGTCGCCACCTTCTTTTTTGCTCCGTGGGTCGAGTTTAGGCCCATCCCCGATACCAGCCTGCTGCAATCCCATTGCGATGCCCGTGTATGCTGCGACTGTTCCTGCAAAGAATTTTCCTATTTGCCGACGCGCCTGGCCTCCTTCCCATCCCCCTTGAATCCCGTCTGCAAACAACGCTGTTGTTGCACGAAACCATCGGGGTGCCAAGGTAAAGAGGGCAGACTCAAGTTCTCTCTGGGTGGCACTTACCCCCAAGGCTCGGGAGGAAAGAACCCCGGTCATTTTATTCAAATGGCTTGCCACCTGGTCGGGGGTAACCTTTCCCTTTCTTACCACATCAAGAAACGCCTCAGCCATCTCTAATCTCGCCACGTCGAAAAATGTTTCAAATGACGTTGCGAATCTTTGGGCGGTTTCCGTTGGCAACCTTAAGCCAGGAACATGTCCCAGCCAATTCGCCACCTGGCCTCCCGGCTGAATGATCTCCGTCATTTCCGTGCTGCCAATGTGTAAATTCTTATACACGCTGAGAATCTCTGCTTTGGAATCAAGGTACTTATACCGTACTGTGGGGTCTGCAAATG